TGTTTTTTTTTTTGTTTGTTTGTTTGTTTACGCACTCACAGATAATTAGTGAACTTGCAGTATTCCGGATCATATACGTTCATCAGTTCTAACTTCTCCATCGTCGGGAAGCCATGGAGTATTTCCTCTATGCCGAGCCCCATCTTGCGGACCAAGACAGACAAACTTCTCTCATCCATCTCAGCCAATCGCTTGCCATAGTGAGAAAGAATCATCTTAGGATCAATTCCCTCCGCTCTTATAAGGAAACAGTAGATGAACCAAATGAAGTTATACGCAACTCTATTAGTTCCCATGGTATCATAGGCATTCCCTATGCACGACAGCAGCATGTCAATGGTACTCTTCTTGTCGCCAGATCCAAACGGAAGCTTATGGACGTAGCGATAGATATCTCGGGCCGTAACGACAGGCGGAATACCCTCCAGAGTAAAATGAGCTGGCTTCGGAATAAAGTACCGCTGAAGAAAGACCGTTCCCCGCACTTCAAGCCCACCATCAAATCGCAGCTTGGACAGGAATGGAACCTCACGAACATCACGGAACTTCATACCGTAATACTCTTCCGCGAACATTGCAAATTGTTTCAGTCCAATCACGTCACGAAGATCGTCGGGGATCGTTAGGTTATGGTCATCACCATAGTCCACAAACTCTATCAAGTCTGTGTCCAAGCAAGTCAACATTCGAGGACGTAACGCAGGGGCACGCCACATAACCCAGACCAAAAAATGAAAGAAGATGAAGGCCAGGATCCAGGAATCCCCATGACTCGTTATCAGCGCACCACTCGGCATGACTCCCATTATCACTCGCCATATATTCGCAAACAAGTGAGTGGGCTTAACGGACACATGCTTAGCAACCCACTTCACGAGACCAATCATAACAGTCGACTCTTCATCATCACCGAGAACAAAATACATCAGGGTCTGTATAATATGGAGTTCTAACATGTCACGATTTATGCTTGTATCAATCTGAACGACATCACCATCACAATGAACAGAGTGGGGATCATCCCAACGCATCTGCTTGGCATACGAATACCCCCCACCATACCACCAACGGAGACCAATTTTTATCACGCGACCTCGCTCAACGTTCTGACGATACTTCTGCGTGAGATACTCCACACCATAAGTTGTTGCAAAGGGCATGAAGAAATATCTGAACTTCTGGTAAGCTGCACGCTGAGCAGCAGGGCTCCCCGACTTAAGATAACAGTTAAAAATTTCCTGTTTAATCACCACTATCCAAGCAGGATCGACATTTGGGGGTTCCTGACCTTTCTTTATGTGCTCAACCAATCTTTCTATCTGGTTACGACAGTACTCGGCCTGCTCAATCTTTCTTCCCATCGTACTAATAATCATAGCATAGGGCACTCCATCACTCGGGGGCAAAACAACACGATCACCAGATCGGCCTCCGGACGACGCATTCGGAAAATTAACAGCACGAATCGCCTCAGGGCTAATGTTCGGTTTCTGAGTCCCAAAATACTTCGCTGTACCCATCTGGCGATACAACAACTCAAGAGCCTGCGGAATTAAGAATGCTATCCGCTTGCCTGCCTCGTTAGTCTTCTCAACTGGCTTCGAGAACCTTTCCAATCCTTTAGCAACCTTATCGGGATACAGATCATCGAGCGAGGAATACGAATAGGGCCCAACTGCATTCCCTCCAAATGCTTGGTTAAAGAACGACACCCGCCGCACACACAAGGTCAAGAGCGACGGTATTTTCCCTTTGTCTGTGTTGTCAGTCCAAGATATCCCCCGACACTGGGAATTCAGACCCTGCAGCCATATTGATTCATTAAACCACCAAGCTCCTTTCACCAGCAGTCGTCCGATCCAGATCAAGTCCCAAGCCCTATATGCCGCCAAGATACTAGGCTCAATTCGGAAAACTGGGAGCTCCTTCGGAACATAGCGATAGCGAAACAGGGGCCCTATCTTCTTCTGATTCGTCGCCCGCAGTAGATCCACATACAGCTCCGTAACCGCCATTCGAGCATCTCCCTGAATTTTTATCAATTTCGCTTCGGACAAATGAAATCTTGACACTATCCCCGCCATCGCGATTATGAACATCGACATATCGTCATGTATAACATTCCGCGTAACACGTGGTACGTTAACTACAAAGCCATCAAACAAAGGATCCAGTATAGAGACGCGCAAATCACAAGCACAGCGCGAAGAATGACTCTCACATTTCACCTCATTCCCATGCCATAAAACCCTAACACGGTTGGCGTAACTATGTGAGTACATCAGATATCGAAGTACTCGGTACCGACTATCAAGCTTGCGAGCTATCCTTTGCACGTCTCTCTCGTCGTCACTCCAAAGATCCCGGTCC